GCAGCAATGAACTTACTAATTGGAGTACTGTTTTTAAGCAGTGTAACGCCTGATGTAGCAGTATTTTGGCCTCTATCGTACCATACTTGTCCTTGTTGTTTTATAATACTAATTCGTGTACCTGCAGCAGGCACATTTGTTAGTCTAATATATGCTGACGATCCGTCAACACTAAATTCAGCTTCAACCTTCTCATCGCCCGCCGGGCTAGTTGAACCTATAGTTTCATTATACTGATCTATATATGTTTTGCGTAATCGCTTACCGCCAACAAATACTTCAATCGAGTCACATCTTCCATAAATTGCTGGAATAGTACCTTGATACCAATCACTAACAGTACTTAGCTTAGGAACAAAAGGTAGTGGTCCAATTAACTGACTACTTCCATCACTAACAAAATCTGTTCTTGATTGCGTATCTTTGTACGGAATAGTTTGATCCGTACTCATATCAACCACATATTCTCCTACTGGACTTAAAGTCTTGATTGCTGTACCTTGTGTACCTCTTCTCAAATTGCTTAGTACATTACCGCTCTTGATCATGTATTCAATCTTTTCACCGTTGATTTCAATAATGCCTGGTACATTGTTACTTGCAACAGGTTCAAACAGTGAAGAAGCATCTTTAAGTGTAATAGTTTCGTCATAGTAAGTTAATTCTTTTGCTAGTACTAGACTATCAGTGATAGCATATCTAGTGTATCTATTAATGTTTAGCATGTCTTTGCTAACTTGATAAGCACTTGGTAGGGCAAATATATTAGAACCAAACGCTATAATTTCAAAAACATCTGTTTCTGTATTAGCCCCTTCAATATATACAACACCTTTGTTAACATCTAGTCTATAATCAACGTCTTGTATTAGTTTTTCTTTGTTTCTATAAACCCAAGTGTAACTTACACCCAATGGTTTAAACGCTATAGGATAAAATGCTTTGCCGCCTGTGTATTGATCGCTAACAATATCCATTGACGGATATTCACTAAACCAAGTAACATCAATTGTGTCACCTAATGTTAGTGCTGTTGAATCGTTGATAACAATATTATTACCAATCACAGAGTATTCTGCTCCTAAGTTGTTTTCAATCTTGATAACATCACCGACCGTCAAATTTTCCGCAGTAACCTCAAGCTCTTTTGTTGTACCGTTGTAAACATAGTCTGTAATAAATGTTTTTAGCTCGTTATTAATATAAACTTTAATATTGTTTGGAACAATAGAACCTGCTGATGCAATAGGGTCAACACCTAGTACATACTTTTTAGTTACACCATCGTAAACACTGTAAACTGTGTCAACACTTTTTAATTTTTTGTTGTTTACTTCAACAATAGTTGATGCTAATGCACTATCTCTACTTAACTGTACAAATGTATCTAAGTCATAGCTTTTAGTGCTACCGTCATATGTAAACTCTTGTTGGTTAACTCTAATTAGAGATTGTAATGAACTATCAACATCTGTTGCTGCACTAAATGCAACTATTCTAATTACTGCTAGTCTATCAGGCTTTATACCAAACTGTACAAGTGTTCTGTTTGGTGTGTCGGGCAATAAGTCTGTACTGTCAATAAATCCTGTATCAGATTGTACACCGTTAACTGATACAAATATATTTGAAGTGTCAGCGTAATTTGCATTAGTTAAGAATAATGTAGTATCACCGTCTGCAATAAATTCTTGATAATCAAGTATTGACACGCCGCCTAATCCTATTGAAACTATTTCGATTTTAGAATTTTCTACTGGAACACTTGCAAATTCAATAGTACTATTAGTAACACTAACTGTGTATGTTGCTGGTTCAACTTTTAATCCGTCAACATATACTATTACTGACTTATTCTCAATAATTTTTTGTCCTATAGGATATGTTAATGTTGATCCGTCACCTATTCTAACATTAGACTTAATTGGAGCACCTGTTGAATCTTGATTTGAATGGAATACTTTAATACTTAAACTGTCTAAAACCTGTCCAGGTACGTTTTCTTCTGTTGCAGGTACTTGATCTGGGCTATTATATTCACCACCGTCTATTGAAATGTCTTCTGCATTTGTTCCTGTTGCTGTTGCATAAGCACCATCCATTGCTGATAAAGTACCACCTGATAATTTTGTATCTAATAAGTTATTATCATTAATAGTTACAGCGCCATCGCTTTCTGCAGGACGGAAAATTAAGATATCTCCTGGACTTGTTGAAACATATTCGCCTACTTCTACAACTTTTGTGCTGCCGTCACCTATAAATGTTGGCATCTGTGCATGAGGATTAGTTGCTATTGAACTATCCCAAGCATCTGTATAATTAGGATCGTCAATTCTAAGTGTTGGTGGAGCATCAACGCCTTCTTCAGTTTGTAAATTAGAAATATCGTCAGGTACAACAATACCTGCACGTTTTAAGTAAATGTTAATAACTTGTCCGTTTGTAGGAACATAAGGAAGTGTTACACCAATTGTACTTCCATCTGCAACATAGTAGTAATCTGCTGCTGCTTCGACACTATCCCAACTGTCTGTAAACCAAGGAAGTGCGTCCCAGCCACCTGTAACATCAAATGTAGTACCTTGTACTTGAACACCACCAAAGTCAATACCTGTCATTAATTGATCAAGCTCTTTACCTATCATACCTGATGAAGGATTGTAGTATTTTGTAATTCTGCTTACACTATCTAATATTTCATCATTCTTTTCATACGTAATTGTAATATTATCGTCTTTGGCAGGCGGAATTACAAATGTAATTTTACCTCTTAACTGTTTGTACACATCTGTTTCTAAAGTAAACAGTGATATAGTGTATTCGTTATTAAGAACTACTTGACCATTATTAATAATTGATATTTTTGCTTTATCTCTAGTTGGTGGATATGTTAAATTAAACACCGCAGTTGATCCGTTAGCAGTAAATGACTCAGTTTGTGTAAAGTTATTGTAGATACCTGTTTTAGAAAGCCTATCAAACTTCATATTAACGCTCATAGAACGTGTTTTACCGTTACCTAGCACTGCAACTGCTCTTGCAACTGACGGTGATGTTCCATTACCGCCTACAAGCGAAACTGTTGGAGTTGATGTGTAACCTGTGCCATGTTCAGTTAGTGCAATTCCTGTAACTTTACCGTTTGAAACATATGCTTTTGCTTTTGCTCCAGACCCATTGCCGCCTGTAATTAATACTTTAGGTGCTTCTGTATAATCTGCACCTTTACTTGCAATACTAATTTCTACAATTTGGTATCCTTTATTGTCATTCCAAAATTTGTAAGGATATGTTGCTAGTATATCGTCATTGCTTTCGACAGGAATAATTTTACCCTTCTCTTCTGAGTAGTAAGGAGGTAAATCAAAGTCTGCTATTGCAGAATCTGCAATATCTAAGTTATCATACTTACTAATGTACTCCCTTACAGTTGTACTATAAGGTTTGACTTCGTTAATATAATCTAAGTAACTCTCAAGACTGTCGTTTTTGTAATTAGTTTTCTGTTTTAATGTGCCAACGTTGTGTGTTGCATTTAAGAAACTAGTTTTAAATGCCCAGTCAACGTATGTTTGTTCTTTGAAAACATATCTAATAGATGTAAAGAATAAGTTATTCCACTCAACTGCATAATTACCAATCAAGATATCTTCTTTCAATGCTTTTAAAATAAATCTAAGTTCGTTTGAAACTTCTTTATCGTAAAAATCAATGTCATATGAATCTACATTATCAAATCCAACACCACTTAGTGTTGTATCATACAACGATGTTGAAAATTGTATAGTTCCTAACTCTCTACCAATTAATTCGTAATTGTTCATAGCAGCGCCATCGAGATCAGTAATTTTCTTAAACACTGCCCAACCGCCTGCACCGTATTCTTTGATTCTAATCAAGTCACCAATTTCAACATCTATAGTTGGTTCTTGGTACACACTAATAATTTCTTGAATGATCCTTGAAGTAGGACCAAAGTCATTGTCCCACCAGTCGGCATATGACCAGTATCTTGGTGTGTTGTACGCTTGTGATCTACTTCTGTACCAAGACTTTCTTACATCGTCCCAAGCATAAATGCTCCAGAAGTCATTAGCTGTTGAATCGCTTTCAACAAGTACACTAAACTGTCTTGGCTTAGTAGCAATGTAAGTATATAGTTTACCTTTATTAGTAATTGTTACACTGTTAACTCTGCCTTGGTTATCAATTGTAGTAACTGCTTCTGCACCTGTTCCGTCACCTTCGAATTCAATAGTAGGAGGTATTTTATATCCAAAACCTGGACTTAATATATCAATAGAGTTAACTTCATTGTCAACTATATTTGCACGTAATGAACACTGCTTGGTTCTAGATGTACCAACTTCAAGTAACTCAGTGTAAGTATCAACTGTTGTATCATATAAGTTTAATAAAGAACTTGGCTTTATATCAACAGAGTTTAATGTTGTAAGATCTAAAGAATCAGCAAATGATTCTTTGTGCATAATTGCATTAATGTTTGTAATTAAAGTTTTTAATAAAGTCTTTCTATCAACAAACATACTTTGTCTTGGTCTATAACTAACACCATATCGTTGTTTTTCTGGCAATTTAGGATCAGGTATTCTATTACCTTGTACATCATAACCAATTAAACTATCAATCCATTTGTTTTCTAATGAAGTTGTTGGTAGACTATCTGCAACTCCTTCAGTAAGAAGTTGATACTCGTTATGTACTTGATTTTGATTTTCTTGTTGTGTATAGTATTCAATATTAAGAACTGCTGAATCGTCTGCTACCGTTGCTTTATAATTAAACAACAAGAACTTATCTTTATCAATAAATGCTGCGTAAGTTTGTCCTAACGCTGACGGGTCACTAATTAAGTTGAACACATCTGCTGCTGATATACTTCTATCTGGCATGCCTTCTGGTACAGTAACTTTATTTTTTACCCAATAGTAATAATAAATTTCTGTTTGTTCTCCTGTATTAGGATTAAATTCTGCTTTCACACTATAAGCACTATCGTCTGCATACAAAGGTTGTCCTGATATGCCTAGTGGTAACCCCTCGTTAGTATCTGCAACCAATGCCCACTCTGACGGTAGTAATTTAGACTGTACCCATTCATAAATATCAATTGATGCGCCAGGAGCCAATGCTCCCCAAGCACCTACTCTGTATGATACTTCACCTTGCTCATAGTCAAACCATTTAGCAGTTGAAATATCCCACCATAATTTACCTACGTTTTTAGTCTTCCAACAAATTGAATCGTCAACAACTGCGCCTTCTGCTGTTCCTGTTGTATAAATTGCAGGATCATAAGGCACTTTGTATGAAAGCTCTCTTTCTGCTTCTGCTAACAGTTTCATTTTAGCTGGATCAAAGATTTCTAAATCAAGAATTTTTGTATCATCTTCTGTATCGTATAATGAAATACGTTTAAACTTATCAATGTCAACTGTCTGTGGTTGTGAGCCAATAATGTTTAGTGAATTTTGTCCTTCAGTTTTTTCAAATAATCTAACTGTACCTGTTTTAGGTCCATCGAATGCAATGTCAACTCCGTGCGGTGCAGGTGATATAAAGTTGGGTGATCCAACTACTATAGCATTTCTTGTAGCATATAAACTAAATCCAAATGATTCATTTAAAGAAAGTGCTTCGTCAATTTTCTCTGATAAGAAGAACTTCTCATTTGTACCCTTTTTCTCAAATACATATACTGCCCCAGCAAACCCATCAAAGTCTCTAAACGTAGTTCTATTACTATCGTATGATGTTTGTGAAGCATCAAATCTAGTTTGCAATACATACGGAGAGTTAGTTGCACCAATTGCAATTATTTCTGTGCCGCTTGATATTGAAATATCTTGGCCAAACATTTCATTTGGATAATCTGAATAACTTGTTAATTTTTGTTTTAGTCTATAAGCAAATTCTGTTGAGTCAGTATCAAACTTGAATACATAAGCACTACCTTGATTCTGGAAGTTCTTGTCTGCTAATGGACTAGTTACAACTAATGTATTACCTGAATAGTCTAAGCCAATTGCATAACCAAACTTATCACCTGAACTAATTACTTCGCTTGGATCAAGATCACTTAGGTATGGTAAAGCATCTGCGTTTATTTGTTGTAGTAATCTATAAACTCCAGCAGTGTTCTTTTTGTAAATGTAAACTTTACCTGAAGCAACACTTGTACTGTCACCTACGTTAACCCAAGGTTCGCCAGCATCTGGTGCTTCGTTGTAACTTCTGATTGTACTATCTGCACCTACTGCACTTGGTCCTAGATTTTGTAACTGATGATACCCGCCCTGATACTTAACTGTATCTCCTTGTGCATATTCGTAGTTAGGTCTCCAGTGGCCTTTATAGTTTGTAAAATATTGTCCATCACTGTTAGGTGCGCCTACTGCTAGTACTGTCCCGTCATAGTTCATTGCTAAAGAAGTACCAAAGCGATCATCTACTTTAATTAATTCAGTAAGTTGTTGATCATCAAGTAGTCCAGCATCAAGTGTTGAGCCATCATCGTTAGTCGCAATTGACATTGGAAGCGAAGCACCTGTTGTTACTTCGTCTAGTAGTACCCAATCATTTGATCCAGTTGTTAATGAACTTCCGTCTGCAACATTGTCAACTAATGCTTTCCACATATCACCATTTGAAAATACAATTGAATCCTTAGGATAAAAAGTAGAATCATCAGCAGCATAAATGCCTTTGTAATTTTTATTGTAGTCTAAGTGCCAGCCATCTGTTGTATCATATGTGTAAAGATACACACGACCTTTTGCATCTTGTGAGCCAGGTGCTGATACTGACATGTAATAAGGTCCTGTACTACTTGCTTGACTAACTGCAATCTTCTGACCAAATCTTTCGTTGTCATAAGTTCTAGGACTTACTTGTATGTCATGTAAGTTCCACTGTTGAGACTGGTATTGGTAAATGAATATTACCCCTGTTTCAAAACCGCCTGTATTTGAACCATCTTGTTCAGCTTCAATTTTTTGTACTTCAACCCATTCGTTGCTGTATACATCAATAGTACTACCATCACCATTAATATTATCTTGTGCTTTGTAAAGTCTTCCTGAGAATAAAACAATATCGTTGACTATGTAGTTTGCGTTTACATCAAACAGCCCTTTGTATCTACTAGGAATACCACTTGCTGTGTGTGCGCCAACCATTAACCAATTGCTATCTGGGCTTAGTGCTAGTTCAAGACCAAACGATCCTGTAACATCTGTTGTTAACCATGTTGGTGGTTCAAGCAATTGCTTAGACGATAGACCAGTTGCACCTTGAATATAAACTCCTACCCTTGCTACATCAGGTATACCAACTATAACTTGTTTAAGTGTATCACTGTAAACTGTTTTTGTACCAACACTTGTTGGATCGATGATACCAAAGTCAATAATTTTCTTACCTGTAAACTGTTTTTTCTTTTCAACAACTTCCCAACGTGAATTGACATTTGAATCTACAAATAGTTTCGCCCCGTCACTTAATAGTGCTAACTTTTCTGCATCAATATCATCGTAAGTAGTAAAACGTGATTCTGTTAGTAACATAGGATAAGCACCTGTGCTAGGCTCAAATCCTTGATCTGCATCATACTTTTCTGTATGCTGTACTGTAACTGTATTAGTTGTTGCTGCTTTTACTTTCCAAAACTGATTTAAGCCTGCTATTGTTTTGATACCAAATATATCATCAACTTTCAGCAAGTGTGTTTTTTCAAAAGTAAAAATTACTTCGTTATCATCATTACTTTCTAAGTTTGTAATTTTTAAATCGTATACTGTATTTGCTCTAAGAACAGTCCATGAAGGTCCATCGAATGTAACCCATATATGATTATTGTCTTGTACTGATGCAATTGCAAGATTTAATATTTCATCTCTGTTTGTAACTGTAAAGTCTGTTTGGCCTACTGCTACATACCCTGGTGTTAACATAGGCTTAGAATCATAACTAACAGGATTAATTGCTGTTGTAAATGGCGTAGGACCAAATTCAAAGTTAGTAGAATCAACTCTATAGTATCTATCAACTTTATCTTGTGCTGATGCTTCAACTAATACAGGTTGAGGATTTAATTTAAATTTGTCAGTGTCTAGTCTAATTTCAAGTCTTTCTGATTGATCAACGCCGCCTATCTGTCCTAGTCTGAAACCCCATTCCTCATTTAAGTCAACAGCAGCAGTAGAAGTATTATCACCTAGTTTTGTAAATAATTTGGTAATTGCATTAGGTGTACCTTTCTCTCTAATGAATCCTTGATACAATTTAAATTGTGTTGTTGGATCTTCGGATAAGTTTTCTAAATATGTTCTGCTTTGATATCCTACAGTATGTCTTGCAAGATCTCTTTGGCTTTTTCCTAAGCCTTCAGATGCTACATCAAAGTAATCTTCAATTTGATTAATTCTGTAATCAAAGTTAGGAATAAGTTGCTTTTCAGGTTCTGAATCTAGTTGTGTCCAATTAGCATCATTAAACTCTTCACCACTAGTATGGTTACCTCTTGCAGTATATTTGTATGCTCTATAAGATACAATGTCGCCTAACTTATAATCGTAGTAAGGTGTCCAGGTTGCAAATGATACATTATCAAATAAGAAACCTGGGCTAGTATAATCACCGTCCCAATCTGTTGTTCTAAATCCTTGAGCTTTAATTCTTTCTTGTCTATAACCTGTTGCTTTATCAAAGATAGTATCATTGAAAACTGTTTTATCGTCAAACACAACAACGTGTTCTTTTAAAACATAATTTAGTTTTAGTAAGTAGATACCTTCAGTTGTATTTGTTGTACTAATCGATATGTTTTGAAAGTCTCTCGAAACGTTTATAAACTTAGGATCTATTGCTGAACCGTCTGCTTTTAAAACACTGTAGTCATAAAAACTATCTAGTAAATTATCAGCAACCCCAACTGCTAGTTTAACGTCCATATTCGTTGCACCTGGACTAACTGATAGCACAGAACCTACTGCCCAGTTGTGGACTGTCCAATACATAAATTCTTTTGATGCTGTTACAAAGTCTTGTACTACTTGATTAGTTCCATCGTAATTTGCAAAGTTAAAACCTAAACTTTTTAAGTGTGCTTGATATCCTAACAAGAAGTCAACAACGTCTTGTATAGTATTGTATTCTGTTCCGTAACTTACTTTCTTAACTTTGAAAGTATTAAAATTTCTACGCTGTTGAGCAGTAACAGCATTTGCAACTGGTAAGTCAGGTAGCTGTACTAAGTTACTTTTATCAAACGTTTCTCCAGAGGTAAATGTTTGTGTTGCTCTATAAAATGATCCTCTGTATTCAACAATACCGCCGTTATTAAATCTTTTTTCTTTTTCCCATGTTGCAAATGGTTCTGAAGTTCCTGCAACAGATATAACAGGATCTTTTTGTTGTGGGAATGTTTCAAATGTATTAAAGTAAGGATTAATGTCATCGTACCCATTAACTACCCAACCTTGTGTAGTTTTCTCAAAGATAACGCCACTGTATGTTACTGAGCTAATTGGCGAACTTACGTTAAAGATAATGTCATAGTTTTCTGGTGGAATAAACACACTTGCACTTGCTGAACTAGGATTTTTACTATCAAGCAAATACTTCTGCTGTTGTTTATCAACAAACCCGCTTACTCTTGAACTTAGTCTAACATTAATACAATCAATGTTCTTTTGTGCTTCAGCAACAGAAGCACCTTTAGACTTAATATAAGAAGCAATGTACATTGCAAGTCCTGCAACTTGTGTTTTTCCTGCTACAGGAAATTTTAAATCTGTTGGTGTTAAGAATGTATCTGATGTTACATTTACTAACTGATTTATAATGTTTCTTTTAGTTACAGATCTATCAAAGTTTAATATTAAATAATCAAATGGCTTTAACAATGCTAATGCTGTTGTTACTGCAAAAGCATATTCTGAACTTGTTTTCCATGCGTTTTCAACTGGACTGTCATCGCCTAATTTAAATGGTCCTCTGTTATTAACAAGCTGGAAGTTTCCTGCAAGACCTGATGTTAACGGATCAACAAGTTTACCATCACAATCACAAGGAATATGATTTAAAATAGTTGTTCTAGCATATCTTGGATATATTCCTGCTCGTGTACCTTGAGCAATTTTACCTTGGGCAATATCTTCCCATAATACTAAGTTACCGTTTGTGTAAGGTGCAACACCATATTCTGTATCCCACCAACTAGGTTTAATACTAAAGCCTAACATTTCCCAAGGGTGTGTATGAGGTCTATCAGTGTCGTAGAAGTGTTTGTAAACACCTCTCCAATATCCAGGCAAGTTTTCTTTGCCTGTAGGATCAGTCATGTTAGAATATGTATATGTAAATGGTTCTGTATCTACAAAATAATCATTTGTTGTATAACCTAGGTTAGTATTTTGTACCCAAGATAAAAACTCTTGATTAATTACATTATCTAGTTCTTCTTTTGTAAATGTACTATTACCATAATATCCACCTAACGCTTTTTGTACATCAAAGATTTCAGGATCATATTCTTGTTTAATATTATTAAAAATACGTTTTTCAAATTCTAAAAGTAAGTCATCTCTATAATCATCGTATGCTGTAGTTTTACTTCCATCATGTCCTTGGATTATATTTTTAGGTACTCTATAAGTATCATCTAAATATTTTATAGGCTCATACTTAGGATAAAGTCCTAAAGAACTAGGAGTTGGTGGCACATGGCTAAATGCTGTTGATACATATTCTCTTATTTCAATTCTATCACCTGGTACAAGAGTTCCTGTTATTGTAATAAAGCCTAACGCACCATTAACTTCGTAATCTTTTCCAACAATAAGTTGTACATCGTTAAGGTAAACATATGCTGCTTTCCTACTTAATGTTTCTAAATCAAAATTTTCATTAAGTGTAAAATTCTTAATACCAGGATCATCAACTACATATTCAGTTTTAGTAAATGCTCCAGCACCTATCATATCTGTGTCTGCAAAAGGACTTTCGATAGTTTTAGTTTTTGTAATATTTTCTATAATATTATCTAAAAAGTCTGAAGTATTCTCGTTAAAGTCAACTTCGGTTGCTTTCTTAATAATATTTTGTTTAAAAATTGTATATGCTTTTTTAGCATATCTAAGAGACTTTACAATGTTAACATCTTTATCATTGACCAGTAACGTAGAAACTGCTGCGAAGCCTGAGTGCTTCATAAATCTTGTTGAGTTCTTCTGATAACCGTCTACGTCTCTTAGGTTTGAAACTCCTGGAACAGATCCTACAACTCTCCTATCAAATTCAAGAGAGGATTTTAAATGGTCAGTTGCTTGTCCTAGTGTAAATGTTTTTAACTGTTCGTTGAGAGGATTTTTTTCTAGCCCTGCTGGTATTTGATAGTAACCTTGATCAGGCTTAACTGCTGCAACTACTTTTACAGATAGCACATCATTTATACTAAATGTTCTATCAAACGTAAATTGATTTGCACTTCTAGTATATGTATTAGTAATATACTCGCCATTTAGATAAAAATTAATTAGTGCATCGCTTGGAAGTGTTTCCCAATCAACAGTATTAAATATTCCTATTGAATCTGCTGTATTAAATGTATACTGATCAATAATTGGCTGTATGTAAGTTTTATCAGTTGCTATCCAACCGTTAGCATATACTCCATTAATTTTATAGAATCCTGTGTTGGTGTTCTTGGTATATTGTTTTTGCAATAATGTGTAAACAAATTTTTCTGTTTCAAAACTCCAATCAAATACAATATCACCTACGTTATTAATGTTTGCATATGTTAATGCAAATCCTAATTCTGTGTCTACAACACCACTACCAATCTTATAACCTAAAAGGTTACTACCTACAAAACTTGATACAGGATATGTAGTTTCGTTTGAAAATGCAACTCCTGTAGAATCATACAATTCAAATTTAGGTGCTTGGTTAGCACTAATTTTTTCTTGACTACGTTTCCAAGTCGACCCGTCATAATGATACATCTTACCAGAGTTAACTGTACCTCGTCTTACTAATACGCCTTCGTTAAATGCTGACAATGTATCAGTAGTTTCTTTTAAGTTAATTTGTGTTGTATTGTTGTGTCTTACAAACTTTACTTCATAAATTCTATTGTTTGCTAGACTATCTGTATCTGCAATAACTAAAACTCTTGCACCTTCAAACAAAAATTCGCCATCAATGTTATAACCTTGCGAACCTTCAATTTTAGAAAAGACATCATCTGTAAATGTATCTACATAGTCAACTGTTTGTTTTGCAACGCCACCGTGATTATATAATTGTATATCAGGAAGGAATTCAATAATAGGTCTTTTAGCTCTAGCTGACTCCAACGAATCAAAGTCTTGATTTCTAAGTTTGTATGCTGACTCTAAAACAGTTCTGTGGAACCATCTATTATATCTGGACCACGGGTTTGAGTCTTGGCTGTTTCTAGAAATTGTAATATAATCTTTATTACCAGGATACTGTGACGCATCGTCAAAAGGCTGTGTATCAAATCCTTGATTGTCAAATAGTATATCAGGAGAGTCTGTGTCTAATGGCGGTGGTACTAAGTCAGCAAATCTAATTAATTTAATTTCACTTCCTACACCTTCAATTAACCACTGTCCTTCTGCATACTTAGACGGCTGTACTTGTCCTCTAAACTCTACAACTAAACCGTTTGTAAATTCAAGTCCATCTGCTGTTGTGTAATTTACTTTACCTACAATTTCTTTATCAACATCAATAAAAGTATTTGTGTCAATATCCGCAATAATAAATCTTCCTAGTCTATTAGGAGTAACATCACTTTGATAATATAAAATATCTGGTGAGTTTTGTGGAACTTTAAATGTAACTGTTCCTACTTTTGCGCCGTTACCTTCTACTCCATCATTGTATAGTAGTGATGCAAAGCCTGCATCATTTGAAACTAGTTTCCAATCTTGTGAATCAATTGTAATACTGCTTCCGTCTAACGGACTAGTTTCATTAACACACTTCCAAAGTTGTTTATCGAATACTGCTAGTTCTCCTGGAAAATATGCTTTGTTAGCATTAAATTCTAATGAACCTGTGTCGTAATTATTTCTAATATAGAAACCTTCTGCGGGAGAATTAATTTCAAATTTGTACTCTTGCCCTCTATACAAAGTAATGTCGGGATTGTTAGTTACGCTATCTGGTGTAACTATCCAACTGTTTATTCCTGTTCCTACTTTATATGTACTTTGAATATTTGCTGCTTGTCCGTATACATCTATAGATGGTGGACCTCCAGGAATCCAATAGTATTCTCTATAGTTAACAAACTTGTCCCATATAATAGGTGGGTTCCAGCTGTAGTGTTCCTGCTCTGTAGTTTTATCATCTCTCTCATTAGCATTACCGAAAAATTCGATCATGCTTTTAAGATCAATATAATCTTTAAACTTTAAAATTTCTTGGTTTTCTTCAACCGTAACCGCTGGCTCAAGTTGATAGCGACTTCTTAGAGTTTGATCTGTATCAAGATAAACATCTTTACCAGTAAATGTTTTTCCGTAACGCTTACCGATGTAACCTACAGTTTTATCAACAACACCTGGTTGAACTAGTGGATCAAGTACACCTGATAAAAATTTATCATTGGCTGGCGTTTGAAAGACATTAGGAAGTAAGTCTTTACTTTTTCTAATAGGTATTTCACTGTTAGGAAACTTTTTGTTATCTGCCATTAGTAACTAGAACCTCCGCTGCTAGAAGAACTTGATGAACTAGAGCTGGATGAACTAGAACTGGATGAACTAGAACTGGATGAACTAGAACTGGATGAACTAGGACTGGATGAACTAGATGTGGTATTTGCCGTTGAGCCAACTGTTATAGTTGTTGTGCTGGAACTAATTTCGGCAGCAGTAATACTTGCTACAATTTCAATATCATCAACAGTGGCACCACTAACAAAAATTTCGTCTGGTTTACTTTGTATTTCAAACAGGCTACCAAATGCCTGTGATGGCTGTCTTGGCAATATAACAAAATTTGATATATCAGGCGAAACTACATTTAGTATGTAAGTTGAAAGTTCGCTTAGATAGAATCTATCTCCAAAGTCCCAGTTATTAACATCAAAGAACTGATTCATTGCTGTTACGATTCTTACTTTTAAATCATTATTGTTAAGATTTCTTGTAGGATTTTTAACTACTTTAAACTGAGCTTGTACCTTAGTATCAGCAGTACTGCCAAACAACACTTTGTACTTCACAGGATGGTAAACAACTTCATCACTGATCGACTTAATAGCGTTTAGTCCTGTACCAAACGTTACCCTAAGTTCGTCATTTGTCGGTGCAGTCGGCTCTGTTGTACGAGCACCTGCTAGAAAATTTCTAAATTCTGTATCATAAGATCTAGTTAGAAGGTAAAGGTCAATAATGTTTGTTACACTAGGATCAATTCTTCTATCTTCGCTGGCTGAATGTGTGTATTGAAACTTAATATTGTCTCTACCAATATTTGCTCTGTATGTAGGATCTAATATAAGTGTATTAGTTGTACTGTCAACACGTTTAACTCTGTTTTCTGCACTATCATAAAAGTATATTAACTGCCCATCTGTATAATTGTTAACATTAACCAATGATTCTTTTTCAATTACTAAGATAGGAGTTACTGCTGGGTCAACTAAGTTGAATACTGTCGTACCATAATTATCTTTCTCTGATTTAAAGAAAAGAAATTTTAAATCAAGATCTTCACCGACAACATTAACAAATGACTCTGGATTGTCAATAACACCGTCTTGATCAGAATCTCTAAATCCTAATCTAATTTCTTTTGTACTTTCATAACCGTCGTCAAACTTGATTACATCTGCAACTTCAAATGGATAATCTTGTACTAAAGATCCTGTGCCAACATTTTTAGAATTAATACCTAAAACATTTACAACATCTTTTTCAACCTTACCTGTTAAACTGTTATATGCTTTTTCATTTTTATCAAAGTAAAATCTATTTTGCTTTTTACTACCAAACACATAGTTAAGTGTACGTGTTCGTACAATATATTGATCGTTGTCTTTTACAAATGCCATAATCCAAGAACTATCTAGGTTATTATTTGTTACGTCACCTGATTTACCTAAACTAAATGGTGAAGTTAAGTCTAAGTTTTGATTTTGAATAATTTTCCAACTAGAATCTGTATCATCGTATCTCAACCCAAAGTTTAAATTTGCAAAGGCTTGATTAACCATTGACGATTCAAGTGCATCTGAAAGATCTGTTACAAACTTAGGAACAATTCTTGAAGCAACTGCATCTGAAGGTACATTATCATTAAACACAATAGGTCCAATGCCTTTTGCATTGGCTCCTGTGCCTGCGTTTGTTCCGTCACCTGCAACACTAATAACTTTTGTCCAGATAAAATCCGTTGCACCAGCATGATCAGCAGCGCCATTCATAAGTGTTCCGTCAGGCATGAAGTGCTTGCCTTCTGGTGCAACAAATTTAACATTTGCTCCTGCTGTAATGTACTTTAAGTTATTAGTAGAATACGTGCCTACTTTAAGTAGCGATAAATCAACTTTGTTTTTAAAATAACCAGTACCTTGATTAATACCGTTTGTAGACGCATTCCATACAATATTATCGCTTGTAAATAAAATGCTGTCGTATTTTGTAAAGTAAAAATTGTATACATCTGTTTCTGTAAAGACACCTTCTACTTTTTGTTTAATAAAGTTAATAATGTCTGATCTGTTTGTAAATTTAAAAGCAAGTGACTTTTCATCTTCTTCTTTATACATATAACCGTCTGTACCAAATACATTAACAGAACTATATTTTCCACTTGCATCAATAAGATCAAAGTTACGTGATAAACCACTTGATGTTCTATTTGATGCTTTTACTTTTAAAATGTTTTGTGATGTTGATAGAGGTGCAAGATTATAATCTTCACCAGTAATCATTCTATTTTGTGTGTAATAATTTGCAGGTGCATTCTTTTTAATAGATGCAACTGACTCTGTAGGAGTTGCTGTTGCAACAGTTGACTGTAACGCCATTCCAATTGTTAATGTATGTGCAATGCCTGCTTGGTTAATATACTCAACTGAGATATTAACGTTTTTCATTTCACTAGGTGAAATCGTATAACTTAATCCATTACTAATTCTATAATAAGTTCTAAAAGAACCTTTAGGTAAGTTACCATACACACCGTCAGCAAAAGTTAAATCAATCATATCGGTTTGTTTAGTTTCTACACCGTAAATATTTCTGATATCTCCAGTCAAGCTATTGTAAGCAATATTGTTTCCTGTAAGGCTTGATACTTTTGTCCACTCTTGAGCTTGGCTTCCGTTTGCAAGTAATTCAAACAACCAAACGTCATCGTTGTTAATTCCTTTTGCATCAACTGCAACTTTTTCATTTGTTGATGGCGCATCAATTGTAAAGTCTGCTAACTCCAAAGAACCTTGTTTGAAGTGCATAAAAAATCCTGTATTAGGACTTGCTGGACCTTTGTTGTCCTGTCTGTAAAGAAATCCTAGTTGGTTACCAGGTGTAGGTGCTTCCTCGTAAATCTCTTCTGCACCTTTGAATGTTGTACTTAAAATTTCAAACACCATTTGTCTACCTGCAACAGTTTTTGAAAAAGTAAACATTGGCACATCAGTACTAGCAGTTCTAAATCTATATTGTTCTGTTGGAATGCTTTGAATAACATCTGTTCCTTGGCTTCTACCAAACTTTGTGTTATCAGACATAGCAGCATCAAGAAGCAAAACAAACTGTTCTGCCCAGTTTGTATTAGTTGGATCGTTCCATTTAATTGTTTGACTTGCTAGGTTACGTCCATTACTGTCAAGTAACTGTTCTGTAGTTGAAACTGATGTAAATTTAAGTAAGCCTTTTGCTGGCATGTTACGCTTTGCATTGTAACTAAGCATTTTAGCAATACGTAGTACACTTTCTTTACGCTCAGCAAGTTCAATAAAGTTTTCTCTACTTGCTAAATCAATACGGAAGGATAAACTTTGTCCTAGAAAAGCAATAGCATCAATTAGTGCAAGGTACTCTGAGCTTTCAATATAATCGTTAAAATCTTCTGGATAGTTTTCTCTTAGATAGGTGATGATCACACGTCTTAGATTCTCAAAATCATAAGATTTGAAATCAGCATTAGCGAAAGTCTGGTATATACGTGTCCAGTCTTCGTTAAGTAATAAATTATTTTGTCTTGACGTTGTGCTCATTATTGGTTCCTATACTGTATTTACCCATGTATATAATATGATCAGTTTATAACGGAGTTATCTCTGTCGAAATTAAACTTCATTCTCTCGCTAACATTGAACGGTATATATGTTACATCGGCTTCGATTCTAATTCCTTGTTCGGTACTGTCTACTCCTACAGCATTTACCTGTATTCTTGGGTCATAATTGATAATATCTTGTACATCTTTAGCAATCATTTCTTTAACTTGTGGTGTAAATTGCTCAAATATCATGTCCCAAATAATAGTTCCGAAGTTTGGATTTTCTAATTTTTCACCTTTTCTAATATAAAAGTGATTGATAATATCTTGTTTTACTAAATCTATATCATAGAGCTTGAAGTTATCAACTGCATTTGCTGAACTAAATCCTTTATACGCATAACTTTTTGCGCCTACCTGCCCTACTGATGCTTGGTTTGCTGATACAGTTTTTTGATTGTATAACTTAGCCATCTTGTTTCTCCTCTCTATCTGTTGCTAGTGCTGTAACAAACTGAGGTGCTTGGTTTTCATGCAGTAACCACGGCTCATGCATAGGAACACGCCTCATGATAGATGTTATTGTTCCGTCTTGCCATTTTGTAGTAGCCCAGTCTTTTAATGGGTTTACTAATGGGTTATCGTATTTAATTAAATCTGTAATTGTTAATGCTGTGTCAGCTTGTGCTGCTCCTGTTGCAGCTGGACCGTTAAGGTGTATGTTAGGACTTGCTGACATAATAATGTCTCCGCCTGATGCAACTTCTGTATTTGCGCCTGATGTTAAGTAATTGTAACCGCCTGTATTAATATCCCAGTTTGCTTGTGTATCTGATCTATCACCAATTGTTTGAATATCAGTAGTTCCGCCAACGAAGTGTCTGTGGTTGCCAGCAACTGAAATATCTAAATCTCCAGAAAGAGGAAGATCTTCTGCATTTGTATACATTCTTGTTTCAATTTTTCCGTTAGCACCAATTAATATATTAGTGTTAAATGCACTCTCTATTTGTACTCTACCATTTTCTTGTTTAAGAGCATCTTCAATTTTTGCATCTTGATGTAAACTGTCAGGTGCTTGATATTCAGCGGTTGCTTTAATGTTTACATTACGACCAGCTTCCATGTTGATATCTCTATCTGCTTTAATATTAATATCATTCATTGAGTGAACACTTACACTGTCGTTCGCAAACACATCTACTTTACCATTAGATGTTAACTCAACCCATGAAGTTCCTTTTGCATTACCTATGTAAATTAAATCTTCTGAATTATGTAAAAGAAGTTGATGGCCTGTTCTTGTTCTAAGTCTTGTGTACTCATTATATGGCAAGTCAAGTAATCCTACGTTAGGATTTGCATCTGTTGCTTCAACATATTCTACTGGTCCGTCTTGTGGTGAAGATTTTCTAATGTAACGATCATCACCATCGTCCATGACAAACTGTGTTCCGCCTAATCTTGTAACAGGAATTTCAACACTTAGATTTTCTTTTGTACCACGCCTCATGCGTTTACCGTTTGGACCGTAGTCTAAAGGACCTGGAGTACTAATACCAAATACTGCATTAGGATTATTACGTCTACTAGATGTAGTAGTAACCCCTCTTACATCATCTTCTAATAATCCTTGGAAGAAAAATCTATCTGTTATAGGATGTACGGGCTTTGGAATCTTTTCAGCATCAATTTGTTGATCTCCTTGGCCATTTATTCGTTTGTTAATTTCACCAACTGGCAAAGGCATTTTTGTATTGAACTTTTTCTTGTCATCTTCTGATAATGCAGCTAATGACGCTCTATTGCTTGTTTGATCTTCACCCCTAGCACCTGTTGGTTCTGTATCTGCTGCACCAATAGCAGGTACCATGTGATTTGCAAATCTTGGAGGAACACAAGCAAACCAATAACCCGATGAGGGATTACCTTCTATGAACATTACCATAACGGTTACACCAACATCTGGTGGAACTGCCCACATACCATAACTTTGTTGTGTATCTTTAAAGTCGTCTTTGTTCATTCCTAATGCTTCGTATGGTGTGTGTCCGAAGAATGGAGATGCATAATTTACAAGATATGTTTGTCCGTCAACGTTACCTGCGTTACCAGATTCTCTGAGTAACGAAACTTTTAGTCTACCATTGAATGTAGGATCAAGTACATCAATTACTGTAGCAAGATAAGCACCTGAGCCTAATGCTCCTGCCTGAGTATTATATCTGGTTCTCTTTTCAACTGGCATTAAGTTTTAACTCCGTCAAGTATTTTAGGATCATAAACTCTAATAGTATTTCCATCTCTATCCTTACTTTCTGTAAATGGTTTGGTTCTATCAATATTAAAGTTAACTAATGAACCGTTGGCTTGTCTTCTATATTCTTTTAGGACAGGTTTCTTAGGTTTAGATTTAAACTCGCCATCACCTTTAGGTAATTTTGCAGCAAATTTTTCTATACTATCTAAGTTTAAGCCAAATTTAGCAAGAACATTATTAGCAAACTGCTCTCCTGCTTTTTCTACTTCTTCAATTGTTATTGTTCTATCAACCTTTGCTGGTGGAGCAGATTGTCCTACTTCTGTTTTTTGAGGTTCTGGTGGCCCAACTATCTTTTGGAACCCGTCTTTAGAACCTTCTGGAATTTTACCACCGTAATCAATTGGCTGACCTGGCATCCTAACACATCTTAGTTTTTGTGTAAACTGCCCGCCTTTAAATTCACTATCACATCTCAACACTTTATAAATTCCGCTAAAAGGACTTGGATTTTCATTTGCAAATTCATAAAGTCCTGTGTCAGTATTTGTATCAACAGGCGTTCTAAAACTAATAAAGATATAAAT